CTCCGATTTCATGTATTACCGACGAACTCATCTTATACCTATAATCATCTAGCCATAAGGCCTTCCGATCATGGAAAAGTTCGATAATACGTAAGAGCAAGGGACCATATAAAGGTACATGGTTCGCTATCCCCTGCTGCGATAGGGCGATACCTAATAAATAGCGAGGTATCTTGAGAGGGCCAAAACCTTTATGGTTAAGACCCAACTTGGCTAACTGCCTAAACGGCTTCATGCCGAATACCCATTCACCATCGACCATCCAGAATTTGCCACTACAAAACTCAACGTCGTGCAGAGGCTTAATCAAAATGTCGATCTTGCGCCCTAATCGGGCAGCGCAAGCTATTATACTTTCAGTAGGTTCTTCGACGTAACTAAAAACAACGCCGTCGTCCCCACATCCTACAATAGAATAATGAGATTTAATTAGGTAGGCAGATAAAGCCAGATTGAAGATTGTATTGAAGAATGAGGTATAGGCATCACCAGAACTCCTTCCAAAGTTTGAAGTATAGATGACGCCTTTTCCCTTCGCTTTCTTTCGCAACCAGTATTTCTTAAATAAATCCCAGTCACTAGGAAGAGTTGACATAATGTGTTCAATAAACCACACTTCGTTCTTCAAGTCCCAGGGGGTCATACTACCATCCCAATTGGAATAGTCGATTTCATATATGAAACCCCCATGGAAATGTGCGAACCAAGCATTAATATTTTCGTCCGAACCCGCACCATAATAATATGGACTATCATAAGATAGACATTTCTTCACAGACTTGGAAGCCGACTTAAAATATGGCCCCAACCTGCTTAGAACATGTGGTGTACGTGTTTCGATTTTACGTGGTTTCATGTCAACTGGCGTTTTATTTACATACCCTTCGTCCTTAACAAACATCCCTGCTTCGAAGTCTATCTTTGTTAGCATAGCTTCTCTTCCTTCACGCAGTTCGTCCTTTTGCGACAATGTGTACGTCGAGTCTTCCAACCAGTCCTCGAATGGCATTTCGTCAAATACCAACCCCCGTTTACCGAACTTCTTGAGCCAAAAACTCCTAAAGAACCTGGAAAAACGGTTGTTTTCGTCCTCATCCCATGTCCGAGGGAAAAGGGCCCGTATCCCACACGCTGCTTTAACATTTGAACAGCACTGTGTTGGACAGACCAATTTCGCCCCTTCTATGGTGGCACCGACGATTGGAGTGTATTCTTGTTTTTCTTCACACCTACACTCCTTTAGTGACGTTAATTTCGTTCCTTCCTGTAAAGGGAAATCCAAGGATCGATACAATTTAGTACAAATCTTAGGAAAATTTATATATAACGTCTCAGCGAAATTAGCTGGCTTATAAGTTTTACCAACTTTCTTCGATTGTAACCACCATAACCCTGCGGAGAATGCTAAACTTGGTTCTCTCCGCTTTGGGTAAGCCATAGGTTGCTTCTTCGTAACAGCACCCTTAGGCATATAACTATTAAATATATCCGCAAACGAAACCGACTGTTCAGGTTTGTTTACTTCATC